CCTTACCGCCGACCAACTGGCGCGAGTCCAAGCGATCTACGCTGATGATATTACATTGTTTGAATCCATCACGGAAACGGGACAGACTTGGGCTGCACCACCCGCACCACCAGAACCAGTCTACGTCCCTACCCTAGTAACAGCAGCACAGTTCAAGTGCGCCCTAGGTGCTACACGGTTCGCACAGATCGAATCCGTACTAGCAGCAATGCCAGATACCGATGAGCAGTTTGAGTACACTCAGTATTGGCTCAACACCACTGAGTTTAATATCTCACACCCAATGGTGGTAGGTATGCAGGTCGCTCTTGGTTGGACTGATGCTGAACGTGACCAACTGTTCGTAGACGCTGGAAACAAGTAACAACCCTTATGAAACTACATATATATAACTCTATGAAAACACTAGCCGCAATCGCAACACTCGCCCTCGCCTCATGTTCTACTGGATCTGCTCCACCACAGTACGTCCAAGACTCACTGTACCGGATGGGTTTAGAATACACTAAGACCCGACTCAACCTTGGTAAATAAACTCATGACGGAAAAACTTAAGAGGGGTTTCTGTAAGTGGTGTGGAGTGCAGTTCATCCTCATCGGCATCATGACTTTGGTGTGGGTCGCGGGAAACTACATGATCTACCGCATAGACACGAAGCTCGACACTGTTATAGAAAGGCTTGAACACGAAAATGCCAAACAACGATGACAACTCATTTTGGAATAGGTTCATTCAGAACCAGCTTATTTCAATAGTCGTATTCATCTTCCTTGGTGGTCAACTCTACCACAAAGTGCTGACCGTCATCGATAAGGTGGAGACTGTTGAGTCCGTGCAGAGCGAATACCGCAGGCACATCCACGTACTAGAGATCAACCAAGCGATCCTCCAGGACGACATCGAAGACCTCACCAATGAGAGTCGAGCACACTACAACCAATCCAAATAAATTAAACTGCATCTAGCCCCGTTAACTAGACCACTCTCACATAGCACTGTGATGCTGTGTGAGTCCTTGGATATTCCCACAAGGTACGGTCGTGTTTACGTACCTGAGGGTTTCGTCTATAACGGGGCTAGTATGCCTTACACCGCACAGGCTATCTTACGCCTGTCTATGTTTCACCCGACTGTACGGGGGCCTGCTATCGTGCATGACCGCCTCTACACCACCCATCAACTAACACGTAAACAATCTGACATTATCTACCGGGATCTGCTCCTACTTAACGGCGTACCGAAATGGAAGGCGATGGTCTCCTACCGTGCGTTAAGACTCTGCGGAGGACCGGCATGGAGATCCGCCAAGATACGTTGTCAACTCAACGAATTTACAACCAACAACCAATAACATAAACATGACTAGAGAACAACGATTCTGTAAGTACATTGATTCACAGGGATTGAGATACTTCACAGGTAAGGAGATGCTCCCGTATTTTAAACGGAAGAAGTATAATAAGCAGGGTAAGTGTATCGCAGAGAACTCACTGCCGCCTACTGCAATGTGGAAGTGTATTGTAGACGCACTTGTGGTTGTTGATCAGTTGAGACATGTGATCGGTAAACCAATTACTATCTCTAGTAGTTATCGGAACGAGGCGTATAACAGGGCTTGCGGCGGTGTGAAGTACAGTCAACACAAGGTGTTCCGTGCGTTGGACATTCAGTGTAGCCGTAGCCGTCCTAAGACTGTGTTCAAAGCACTGCAGAAATTACGTAGTGAGGGTAAGTTCAAAGGTGGACTTGGTCTGTACCGCACGTTTGTACACATTGACACCCGTGGGCGTAACGCTACGTGGGGAACTAACTTACTGTAGAAGATTATGATAAACACGACAAAGAAAGTTGATTTAAGTACTATGAGCAGGTCACAGCTTGTTCAGTACAAGAATCTGTTGGACAAGGAGGCGCGGTTGAAGAAAGCTAATGGTATGGCTTACTATCAACCACATCCGAAACAGGATGCGTTTCATAGGGCTGGTGCCCGTAAGAGACGGTACGTGCGGACAGGTAACCGATTCGGCAAGAGTGCTTGTGGAGCCGGTGAGGATTGTGCATGGGCTGTAGGTGAACGAAGCTGGTATGCGAAGGGTGATCCAGGTCGTTATGCTGGTATACCTAAACGTAGTACGAAAGGTCTTATACTGGTTGCTGACTGGGACAAGGCGAAAGAGATTTTCACTAATGATGTTGACGGTCAGGGTATAGGCAAGCTGTTTGAGTTGCTCCCTCAGAGTAGGATCAAGAAGAAGGTCAGGAACCAAAGTGGTGTGATTGCTGAGATCCACATTGAGAGTATCTGGGGTGGGATAAGTACCATCCACATGGATACGATCAAATCGTTCAAGAGTAACAGTATGGGTCAGGAGTCAAGTGACTGGGACTGGATTCATGTAGATGAACCTATTCCTAAGGACATGTGGACGGCTAACTCCCGTGGACTGATTGACCGTAGTGGTAGTGCGTGGTTTACCTGTACGCCACTGAACCAAGCGTGGATCAATGACATGTTCGTACCTAGTCGAAGGACTCGTATTGAACTAGACAAGCCGTTGGAGAAGGACGAACAGCACTGGATGATCACCGGCTCAAGTTATGATAACCCCCACCTGACCAAGGAAGCACTCGCGTTGTTCGAGGCTGACCTAACTGAGGCGGAGAAACAGTGTCGTATCAGTGGCATACCCTTGGCGTTGTCTGGGTTGGTCTACAAGCAGTTCGACCATAATGTTCATGTATACGATAAGACACCTCACGGGTGGGAAGCTATGGACAAACCACCAGCCAACTACACCGTCCGGGTTAGTATTGACCCGCACCCCAAGACACCCCACGCGGTGTTGTTCGCTGCAACCGCACCAAGTGGAGAGACGTATTTCTATTCGGAAACGTTCAGACAGATCCTCATTGACGATCTTAGTGAGAACATCAACGAGAAGACTCTCGGGTACCATGTACATCAGTATCTGTGTGATCCGGCAGCCTTCATTGAGCACCCGACGGATGGTTCGTCAATGGCGGACAAGTTCTTTGAGAACGGAATTGCTGTGGACAAAGCACCGAAGGACCTCGCACGTGGCATCGTTGAGGTGCAAGCCAAGTTGGCGGAGCGAAAGAAGACACCTGGAGGTATGGAAATACCGGTTGTGTTCTTCTCCGATGAGTTGGCAGAAACCACGTATGAGTTCGATCACTATGAGTGGGATAGTAAGAAGGACAACAAGCCAGTAGATAAAGACGACCATATGATGGAGTGTCTGTACCGTCTGGTCATCACAGGGTTGGAGTACATCCCATACCTCACGGACGACACAGCGCCCGTTCGACGTCGCTTCGGTGACACAAGTACCGTACCACATTACGGCAAAAAACCTTTACCAAAAATAAAATCAAACCGTTATGGATAAACACACATTCGACATGCTCTCTCAGGAGAAGCAAGCCCCAGCTGTAGACGAACTTATGCGTCGTTGTAATACTCTCGTCACCATGAGTCGTGACAAAATGTCAACATACTACAGTGAGTGGGATTCCCAACAAGATCTGTATAAGGCATCTAAGTCCACTACTGCTAAGGATGCAGTGGCGGAGAAAGAAGGACGTCCTACTAGTCAGGTAGTCCCACTTACTTATGCCAAGATCGACACACTTGCCACCTTCTTGATGACGGTGTATAACCAACGTAAGTCATTCTATGAGTTTGACCCGATCGGCTTCGAGGACGAGGCTATCGTGTTGGCTAGTGAGACCTTGTTGGAGCGTGACCTCAAGCACTCGAAGTTCCTCATCCAACTCCGGAAGACACTCAAGAACATGTGTAAGTTCGGTGTGGGTGTGCTTAAGTACAGTTGGGAAGACGAGTTCAGCTACCTGCCGGAAGTTCAGTACGAAGGTGGTACAACTATCAATGGAGAGAATGTTGGTGGGTTGAAGAAAACAGTCTACACCCGACACACCAAGTGGAGCGGAAACAAGGTGAAGAACCAATCACCATACTGTTTCTTCCCAGACATACGTGTTGAGATGTGCGACTTCCAGAGCGGTGAGTTCTGTGCAAGTGAGAACGAACAGTCCAAAGCTGACCTACACGTCATGGAGGGCCAAACCAAGGTGTCCGGTATGAAGCACGTCAAACATTTCCCCGAGCAGACACGGGCGTCCCGTCGCCGTAGTCGTTTCACTTCCATCAAGGTGGACGATGACAAGACTACTGGTAACATGACTTGTGTGACTGAGGTCCAGATGCGTATTATCCCTAAGAAGTTTGAGCACAACGGCACATACCCGTTGGGTGATAGCCCGTATCCGGTGATGTTCATCGTGTGGATCGCTAACGACAACAGGGTTATTCGTCTCGAACCTGCTGGACATATCCATGACAGCTTTACGTACGAAGTCGCACAGTTTGATTACGATGACGCAGACTTCCTCAATAGTGGACTCGGTAAGAAACTTGAGAAACTTCAAGAGACTGTGGATTGGTTCATCAACGCACGTGTTGAGGCTGTCACCCGCACCATTGATAACCAGCTCATCGTAGACCCGCTTGGTGTTGATATGAACTCACTAGAGTCACGTGATCGTGTCATCAAGTTGAAGAAGGGTGCAGCCCGTACGGGAGTCGATCGCTACATCAAGCAGCTACACGTACAGGACGTTACAGCCCACCACATGAATGACGTAGGTCAGCTCAAGGAACTCATGCAGATGGTTAGTGGTGTTAATGATGCAGCCCTAGGACAGTTTAACAAGGGTCGTAGATCTGCCACAGAAGCACGTGTTGTTTCCCGTGGTGCATCCTCACGCCTCCTCGCTATTGCTGATGATGTGTGGACCGCGTGTCTAGCCCCACTGGGGCAGAAGCTCCTCATGAATATCAGACAAGGTGTGACGGAGGAATCGTTCAGATCTCTCACAGGAGGTGCCTACCGACAAAGGTATGATTTGAAGGACGATGTGCAATTTGAAGAACATATTAGCAAATACTACTTGGCATTTCGCAGCACTCCTGCTAGCCTTGTAAAGAATGAAGATTTATTCGTATTCGATGGATCTATGCCGAGTGAAAAGGAGTATCTTGCACAGAGTCTTCAAGAATGGTTATCTCTCATCATCCAGAACCCAGAAGCTCAAGCACAACACAATATCTCAGTTAAGCTACTAGTTCGCAAGATCTTTGAACTACGGGGAATCAAAGGAGTTGAAGAACTCTCACTCGACAAAGATCCACAAGAGCTTCAACGTATTATTCAGATGTATGTTGAACAAGCCCTCCTCCAACAGCAAGAGCAGTTCGCTCAACAACAACCTCAACAGCAGCAACCTCAACAGTAAACAATGTCACAGCATTACACTGAAATTATAGAATCTCGGGCAGGGGACGTACTCAAGGCACTCGATGCTTTTGATGCGTCCCCACTGGGGAAGGCGTTCCGTAAATGGCACGCTGACTCACTTGCCTCCCGTGACGAAGTGATCGAAGCATCACAACTCACGGACATCGGTACGCTTGCGATGCAGCAGCAAGCTATTGGTGAGAAAGTCGCGTTCAGACTCTTTATGGAGTTCTTCGACACAGCGCGCACTACCGCAAACACAGCTGTACAAACAACCGAATAAAATGGATCCTGAACAAACACAGAACACACCGGGCGTTGTCGATATGCGACAGACCGCCACTCCGTCAGAAGTTACTTCACCCGCAACGCCAGTAGTGACT